CAGGGAAATAATAAATGAAAGTAATAGACAAGATATACGACTTTGAAAATGGCGACAGGTATGTCATTGAAACAAAACAATGTTTTCATTGTAAGCAGACAGGAACTGTAGAGATATTTACACAGGAACTGTTTTATCTTAATCAAGGTTATCACATACAAGATGCAGTAAAGTCTTTAGACAGAGATTACAGAGAACAAATTATTACAGGCACACACCCAAGATGTTGGATTGAAATGTTTGGAGAAGAAGAATGATTAAAATAAAAATTATTGTTGATAGTGCAGGTTGCTTTCAAGATGTTGAAGTAGAAAAACCTTTACATATTGATTTTGATTTAGTTGTTGAACAAGTACAGGAAGAAGAATGACACAGACAGAGATAATAGATAAGTTAAATAGTATATATCCAGGTCTTGACTTGGTAGAGGTAAGCGATCCCTATAGCTCTTATGATGCAGAGAACGAAAGATACATTGTAGAAGTAAAGTCAAGAGATAAGGAATACAGAAGCTGGGCTATTGAAAAGAAAAAGTTTGATAGCAATATTGTCAAGTGTATAGAAACTGGCAAAGCATTTGTATATTTGACAGAATACAATGGAAAGATTATGACTTGGAACATACATAAGTTAGTGCGAAAAGATTATGACTTTCAATGGACAGCAATACCAATGCCTAAAACTACAGAGTTTGGAGATACTAAAACTATTACAAAAGTAGTAGGCTTTTTATACGAGGGTGTAGCAAAAATACACGAGGAGGAAGAATGATTGATGTAATGTTAAGCAAAGCAACAGAAGGTATGTTGATTGCAGAGTTATTAAATAGAAGAAACGATAAGGAAGTGCCTTTGTTTATGGGTAAAAGTATATTGTTGCCTAATGGACAACAGCAACTACTTGCAATACTTCCTAACATACAGATACTTACAACAGTAAATCAAGAAGAAGAATGAATTGTATAGAGTGTGGCGAACCACCACAAACAACATTAAATTTTGATGGTAGATGTGTAGGTTGTATGGCACACGAAATAGAGGATTGTGTCTAAACTATCTTGTAGTTATCCCAACCATCTTTATTAACAGTAAAACATAACACACCAGGATCGTTCCATAGCCCTGTTCTTGCAGTAAAGTCTTTACTTGCATCTATGCTTGGGCATTGAAACCAAGTACGCTTACCTTGCTTATATACTCTTGGGTGATGATAATGTCCTGTCACAAGTATCTCGGCTGCACCACTAGGTAACCAACCCATAGCTTGACCTGCCCACCACTTCATAATCTTACCCTCTGGACCAGAGCCACCACCTGTCATATGTCCGTGTGTAATAGCTACACCTTTACCTTTTATGTCTAGCAAGTGGTGATAGTCAGTAGGTAATATAACCTTTACTTTGTCATATCTTTTGTTTTGTGCAAGTATCTCTTTGACTACTTCAAAATGCATCATATCAGAGTTGTCTAATCTATCTGACAATACCTGTCCTTTGCCTGATCGTGTCATCTCTCCGTGATTACCACCAATACCACAAATCACAATCTTGTCTGCTTGTGAAAGAAATGTGTCAATAGTTTTCATAATCATACGCCTGGCTAATTGATACTGTTGTGATAGCGATAACTCTACATTAAAAGGCATAGAACTGTAGAAAGATTGATCGCAGTTCTCAGTCAAGTCGCCTAATCCTAATAGGTATATCTCATCTATCTCTGTACCTGTCTTGCGTAGTGCCTTAACTTGATTTACACCTTTAATAAGAGCTTCCTCGTAGCGTTTAAGGGTATTCTCAACGCCATAATCAGCTTTACCTAACTGCCAATCAGCCATTGTCCATATAAAAGCAGTATCTCCACCAAAATCTGTGTCTTTTAACTTAGGTTTTCTACTGTACTCCTTAACAAGTTTGTCAAAATACTGGTCTAATGCAGGGTTTTTACGCTTTACAACCCCCTTAAATGCAAAAAAGGTGGTCGTTCTGCCACCTTTTAGCTGTCCTTCCCAGCTACTAGCCCTTACATTCCCCTCAATCGTAAAGTACTTGGGGTCAAACCCCCAGTTTTTAAGTATCTCATCATACTTATTCTTGTAATCAGGATCAGTACCTACATAAGTTACCTCACCTTTGCCTGTTGTTTCATCAAACTCTATTGATGGTTGCCAACCAGACTTGTAATAATTATTACCTAGTTCCTGTGTCATATCAGCCCTTTCTGTTGTGCTAATTATACACAGGAATTAGGACAGAATCTACTTAGTGATTTGTTTTTTAGCGTAAGTCTTAACAACTGCTAATGCAGCTCCACCACCTGCTAAAGCAGCTAATTCCAAGGTATTTGCATCTAGCGATACCAATGGTGCAACTACTAAAGCTCCAAGGAATGCTTCTACGAAAGTCCATAATGTTCTTTCAAGCATATCTTTGAGATCTTCACTCATTTTATACTCCCACGAATCAGACCAAGGTGTCCACCATACATCTTTTTTAAATGTACCATCTTGATTTCTTGCTCTTTTTATTCTATCAAACATTATTGTATTAACCTGCCTTTCAACATAGCGTTACCTATCAATACATTACCATTTATTTCTTCTAGCTTTTCGTGTATATCCGTTTGTTCTGCTGGTTTATCTAATAATTTATTTATTGTTGTGTATTCTATTGTTACATCTTTATTTTGTAGTAATTGTTTTGCTACTTTTGCATACATTTTCTTGTAAGCTACGGCACTACTGCCTATAAAACCATCTTTAGATACTTCTAAATCTTGTTG